GTGGTCCACTAGGAAAAACCTTTTTATCTGCATATCTTGCATCATTTGGTTCATTAATCATTTGTAACCATTTCCATATTACCCAGTAGTTCTTAAACTCATTATCAACAGCAAAATTAATAGTAGCAGGTGCATAAGGAGGGCGATCATAAGATGTTACATTATAATTTTGTTGATAAATATGTAAAGGTACTTCAGGAATTGAAATAGTTGGTACATTTATATTATAAACTGAAAATTGTAAAGTATCTAGATTAAAAAACAAATCTTCACGAGGGGTTCTAATATTCAAACCTTTTAAAATATTAGGAATAGTTAAAACTAATATAAATTTATCTTTTCTAGCTTTATTAAGCGGTGCTTGTATTACTGGATGTATTGCCATATTTTACCTTCTTTATATTAAACCTGTTAATGCTTCTGTATCATCTTTATCTACTACACCGTTTTCTATACATTTTTTCCAATCTAACACTTCATCTGATCCGAGATCTTCTGATAGTTTCAGACGGTGTAAATATTCTTCTGCATTATCGTATCTATGATTAGAAATCCAATATTGTTTAGTACCATTTCCTAATATAATAGCAGGACCGTTTATACGATGTAAAAAACCATTATGATACCATCTCATCTCCCCATTTGGATAAATCAATGCAGGTTTATCACCTTCACGATGTAGTCGACCCGTCTTAAATAATTCCCAGCGAATTTCTCCAAAGTGCTTATAGTCAACTTTATATGTATCACCTAAACTTGTTTGTTCAATTTCTGTCACAATATAGTCCAGCCTTGAATCATCAAATCATTAATACCGTCTTCTTCATTATTTTTCATACCAAACATAGAAGGCATAGGTGCATCATCTCTCTGATAATATTTATCTAATTTGAAGTAAATAGATGACTCGTATACATAAGGTTTTATAGCAAGAGGTTTTCCTCTATCATCATATTTTGATATTTCATAATAGCCTTCTGTAACTGATCCTTCAATAATAAACAATGCCCAAACAAGAGACATCACTCTATCATCATAAATATTATTACCAGCTCTCTTCTTCCATGTTCCGTTTGGATATCTAACAAATGTTTCCATCTCATGTACTATACCTATATCATACACACTAACAACACGAAGACTATTAACCCAATAGCGCATATTTGCAACACCTTTGTATCTTGAATTTGTATGTGAATAAATTCCGGGGCGCAAATCTCTCATATCAACTACACCTGTTGAATCATCACTTCCATTGTATGCAACTACTTTCCCATATTGAAAAATGTTTATCAAAGTGTTTATTACCTCTGCCCCACAATTATTACGCTCAATCAAAAGTGGTGGTCTACCCCAATGATTTACTAGGTTATTAAGCTTCTCTGCAAAATGCGGAGGATCGAGAAGGTTATCATGATATGTGGCTACTTGTTCAATATTAGTTAAATCTGTAACATCTAATACAGTAGCAACAGATGCTGCTTTACCTATTCCTTCTCCTACATCAACACCTACTGCATATAAATGAGAAGGATCAGGATCTTTCCAAATCTTGTAATGACCATCCTCCATTATATATAAAGGATCTCTTACTAATGATCTAAAATGGTTAAGAATATCTTTATCTACAGCAGAATCACCTGTTTCAAGAAATACATTTTCATATTCTTGTGAAAATAATTTTTCGTCTCCACCAAGAGCTTGTAATGCTTGTTTTTTCCACTTTTTACCTCTACCAGGTATTTCCCACCAAAAAATCTTTTCATTATGCCATTCTGATAATTCTCCGCGCTCTGTTTGAGTGAATATTTCATAAAATTTATTTCCGGTACCCTTTGGAGTCGAAACAGCAAATATTTTTGTTTTCATGCTTGAACAAATAGTTGGTATAACAGATCCCCAGAAATCATCTATCATACTATTCTCGATATGTGCCATTTCGTCTATAATAAGAACATTAACAGATTCACCACGAACCGCAGAACCGGTAGTTGTACTAATAGCTATACTTGAATCGTTACCAAATATAACTTCTGTTCCACCCCAAGATTTAATACCGGGTTTTAACCAATTAGGAAGTTGCTGATAAGCAAGCTGAATACGACGAAGTATCATAATTGCAGTTTTTTCCTTATTTGCAACTATTATTATTCTCTTATCAGATTCAAAACATGCTATCCAAAGTGCATAAACACACATTAAAGTAGTTTTACCTGCTTGTCTGGAACTGCATATAATATTATACCTGTAACTAGTAAGACCTTTTAGTATTCTCTTTTGAGGTAAGTATAAACCTATCTTCTTCTTACCTTCATCCAATGTTGTAATGTAAAAATAGTTCTCTGCAAAATATCTAATGTTTTTCTTACATTTCTTCATTTCGGCAACCATTTCTGGTGTCCAATCGAAACTAACATCGGTTCGAGGTAATCTTACATTATTAAGGTAATATTCACCATCTTTTAGTTCATAATCTGCAACAGGGGTATCTTTCTGGGGTTTTATAATAAGCTGTTTTTCAATAGCTTCTATTTCTTTATCACACGCTGCATCATCATCTCTCGGAAGAAGTTTTTCAGCGAGATCTATATCTTCTGGTTCATTTTGAATTTCATTACTCATATTTCTTTAAAGTATTTATGCAAAAAATTATCTTTAAACTTATAAATACTTATAGAGCAAATTAAAGGAGTTTACTATGATAGACGATCTTGCAAGTTTATATGAGACAAAAGTGTTTAATAGAAATGCCGAAATTCTTACTGAAGGTGAGAAGGTTAAAGGTACTACTATTAGTAAAGCTGGTCCTATACCAGGACAAGAAAAGGTAAAAACAATGGCTAAAGGAACAGGTCCAGAAGGTGCCGAAGGTATTGATAAACCTCAAGAAGCACCAAAAGATCTTAATCCTGGTCATGGAAAGATACAAACAGAAAATAAGGAGATGAAAAAAATGCTACCAGATAGTCAATTTGAAAAACTTTTTAGAAGTACAGTAGTTAACGAAGAGCTTGGTGACAACCCTGCTGATGAGAGCCCGGTTGAACAAGGTAAATTTGATGAAGAAGAGGGTGATTTTCCTGTTGAGGGTGAAGGTGGAGAAGAGTCTACAGAAGCTGAACAAGTAGATGTAGCCACTGAACTTCGAATGATTATTGACAGACTCACAGAAGTAGCCGAGAGAATTGGTGCTTATGATGAGGGTGAAGAAGAAGGCGCAGAGGGTGCAGAAGGTGTTGAGGGTGTAGAAAGTGTTGAGGGTGATGTAGCTCCCGCTCCTGCACCAGTAGGTGAAGCTGCAGTAGCAACAAAAGAATTAAAGCCTCTTCCTGATACTGCTAGTAAAATGATGGGCAAAGGTAACATGAAAGTGAAATCAGCAGTTTCTTCTCCAGATGGTGGAAAGAGCTCTGCTGGTGGACCTGGCAAGAAAGATGCAGACGGCAAACTGAAAGATTTCCCAGATTCTGTTAGTAAAATGACAGGTAAAGGAAATATGAAAGTTAGCACCACAAGTAGAATGAGTAAACAAGGTGCAAGTCTATTCGGTAACTAAACTCCTAAATAAGATAAATAAAGAAAAGAGCGTCGAAAGACGCTCTTTTCTTTTCTCTATTTTTGAATAAATACTTATGTATAAGCAGGTATACTTTAACCTGTAAAAGCTTATAAATAGTATAAATAATTACATCATGACAAAATTTAATGACCAAATAAATAGTTTAATGGTAAGACCGATCTTTGATTCTGTTGTTAACATTCCTAGAAACAGCCTTGATCCAACTGTTTGGCAATTCTTTGATGATGGAAGATTGCCCATTCTCCAAGATAGTATTAAAAAACAAATCGGTATAGATGTTAGAAGAATTGAAACACTTGTACCCGTTCTTAATTTTTATATTATTGGGAGTATAGTAACTAAACAATACGGTGAAAAATCTGATATAGATGTTGATATACAAGTTGATCCGATAGATCTTAATGAAGTTGGTACAGCAGAATTATTGAGTATGATAAAAAAGATAAAGGGTAAAAATGCTTTAGGAACAACACATCCTATTAACTATTTCATTATTACAAATGATTTTGATTTCGATAAAGCAGAAGGTGTTTATGATGTAGCAAACGAGAAATGGATAAAAAGTCCTGAAGAAATTAGCCCAGATATTCAAAGCTTTCTTCTTAAGATGACTTCTACATTCCAAGATATAGATATTGCTACAGGGTTATTGCGCAGAAATTTAATGGATATGAATGAGCTAAGACATCTTAAAACTCATGATATCAAAAGATTGCACTCACTGATTACAAAGAAACTCGAAGAAGTAGAAATTTCAATGAAAGATTTAGTTAATACATATGAAGATATTAACTACATAAGAAAAATGGCTTTTGATAGAGTTATGACTCCAGAAGAGATAAGAGTATTCGGACATAAAAATAGATTGCCAGAAAATGTAATCTATAAAATGTTAGAAAAATATTACTATGTCGATCTTATGAAACAACTAAGAGATATACTCGAAGACAAAGAAAAAATAAGTTTGAAAGATATTAAAGATATTCAAAAATCTACAAAGGAATTTTGGGCTTAATGGATACATTTGCACAATTTGTAAATGAGAGTTTAAAGGGTATTGGTAAACTAAAAGTACCTAGCTTAAAAACACCAGGTATGACTGATCCTCTTAAATCGTTTCGTTTTAAAATGGCTCGTGGTCTTAATAGAAAAAGCTTAAAACAAATACCTGATATTCATTCTCATTCAAAACCAGTTGCTTCATTAGGAAGATTTATCCGTGGTCTCGATATGAGCAATAAAGTTGTTGATATAGCTAAAAGAGCTCCTAGTGGTGTTTGGAGAATATCTAAAGGTCAAGTTATTGATGTAGCAAGAAAATATCAGTTTAATGTACCGAATGAAGATAGACCAATGAAGCATTTAGGTTCTACTGGTATTCAAATGATAAGATATAAACCAGGAGTCTTTTACCTCTATAAACCACGTAGACGCAAACGCAAAAAGACTACCAAGGGTGTAAGTAAAATGATAAGTGGTATCACTTTCCCGGGGTTATAAAATGGCACGTTGCGGTACAGGTCCTAATGGTGGAATTAGATTCACTCGTAAAAGCACACATACGAATGAACGATTACTCTTCCAAAGTTACTGGGAAGAACAAGCAAGATTATATGGTACATTTGTTGATTATTTTATCTATAACTACCGTTTAAGTGCACATGATTTTATTTATGGGGAACATCCTACTGCTGAATTTGCTGCACCAAGAGGAATGGCAATACTAGCTCAATTTAATAATGATTCTCTTCTTTTATCTAAATTCGGTATTCAAACAGATGCAGATGCTACGTTCATCATACCTATTAAAACATATCGCGAAATATACGGTCCTTTAGCAGAACCTAAATCCGGTGATCTAATTAGAATGACAGAATTAGGATGGGATCGTCCAGGCGGTGTTCAAGATTTAAGCACTATAGGAAATATGCCTACGACTGCATGTGATGATTTTGTAAGCTCGCTCGATGAAATATGTAGACAAAGTAATGTTGAACAAGGTATACTCGATTGTAGAACAGATTCAACTGCTTATTCTTCATATGATACATCAGGTGTATTTTCACAACTGCTTCGCGGAGCACCAGTATTTGAAATTACTGAAAGAAGAGATGAAAATTTGACAATGCATTATAATGTTCTTCAAGGGCATTATGTATGGATATGTCACGCTAAACGCTTTGATTACAGCTACCAACCTAATGCTCCAAGGGAGCCTGGTAGCGATCAAGTATCTGATGAGACGTTGTATGGTAAATTATCTGGTGGGACACAGTATCCTGAAGATCCTAAGAAGTATCCACAAAATATAACAGATGAGTCTAATGAAGAATGGGACTATGATACTGTTACCGGAGATAATACAGACGTATACGGTAATTACTAATTACTGATCAGTTTGAGCAGAAGTTATCTTAGATCTCTCTGTATTCAATTCTTCTGTTTTACCAGAAATACGTGCTATGTAATTATCAGCATCGTATGTACTTGAGAAAATTTTATCTATCTTTTCTCTAGTACTCTTCTCAATAAACGTATATTTAAAAGCCTTTTCACCTGTTGGATATGTAGTAACTAAAACATGATAAAGGGTATATTCTTCACCTATCTTAAATTGTTCTTCAATTTTAGGTAATTGCGATTTCAGTGTTACTTGTTGGTGTATGGAACCACTTCGCATTTGCTGTGAAGAACTGCCTACTTTAAAGGTATAACCTGCAATATATATCATGCTAATATTTCTTCTTTTACTTTTACTTGTTCTTCAAAAAGAACATCAATTAAATCTTTAATTGAAATACCTTTTACTTTAAATTTTAGTTGTTGCTCTTCTTTGTGTTGCTGTTCTATTTTTTTGTTAAATATGTCACAAGTACTCTCAACATACTTCCTTAAACTAAGAGGTTCTAGATTTAAGGTATCAAAATTTTCTCCTTTATCTTCACATGCTTCTGCAACAAGATTAACTCCTTCTATAAGAGCAGCCCAACGCGATAATGCAAATACTGATAAACTATCTAATTCTTGCTCTTGTGGATTAGTTTCCATATTTTCTCTTTTCCTCTTGTTGTATTTTTAATGCTATATATGAATCTATAAACCCATGTAACCCTGCTATTATAGAACGCGAATCATGTTTTATTAAATTCATTTCCTTCATCTTTTCTGTAAGCAAGGTAATTATATTTTGTAAAATAGAAAAAATCGATATAAAAATTTCTGTAGATTTAGAGTTCTTACTACATTCATTCCTAAAAATAGCTATAATTGCAGAAGATAAACGCTTCATAAAATCTTCTAATGATGGTTTATCGCCTGTACCATACTGTCCAAAAGACCACCCAAATTTATAATCATTCATTAAATCATCATTTATATTATGCCAGACAATACTATTAGTATTGTAAAGATTAACAGAAGGTTTTTCAGTTTCAATAGGTTTTAATAATGGTATAGTGCTAGAATTTTTTTCTATGATAATTTTCGATAAATCAGAATTAGGTCTTATATTAGTAATATCATCATTCATTTTATTTAATCTTTATAGGTTCATTTAATGTAGTTTGTCTTTGCTTTGGTTCTTTATCTTCTTCTAGTATAGGTAAATCAGGCAAAGCAACATTTGGAGAAAGGGGCTGAGTAATTCTTGTAGTTGTAAATTGAATATAAACAGTATTTGTTTGATTACAGCCTGTGCACTTAAAAACATTATCTGCAGAAAGCAAAAGAGGTACACGATTTTTTATATTACAGTATGCACAAGTAAGATCTGTTGGAACCGGTGCCTCTTTAAGATTGTTTAACAATGTTTGTGAAAACTGTTTATCCCTTCTTTCAAGAAAAGTATTCCACATATACCCAAAAAGGAATTGAAATACTATTGCAAAAAGGAAACCACCAAGAAATGTCTTAAACAAAAAGAATGTACTTAAACCAAAAAGAATTGCAAAACATATAATAATTGCAAGTGAACGAAACAATGCTAACAATAAAGCCTTATTCATTATTTTTCCTTTCTTTAATTATTTTCTCTAACTCAATACCTATTTTATCTCTCATTAATTCCCAAAGACCATCATTTATGTAAAGACCTGTCTTTGCTTTCTTTGTTATTTCAATAGCATTTCCGTAAGAAATTGTAAATGTACATTTAATAAGAGCTTCACTCAACGGAAAGGCACGAATAGGTATACCAGGGATATCATTTTCAATCATGTGTATTTCCTTATTGAAGAATATGATATGATAAATTCTAAATAAATCCACATATTACGAAAGATCTATGCCAGTTAAGTCATCCGAAATTTCGCGTAACATGTCTTTCATAGCGAGAGCTTTTGATCTAATTAATTCTAGCGATTTCTTTTTTTCTTTGCTTGTTGTTATTACTACATTCTTTTTCAAACAAGTAGTCATTAAACTAATAGCATTACTTAAAAAGATAAAAGCTTGTACCAGATTATCATCAATCATTCCAAGCGGGTAAGCTTTAAGTGGGGGTGCTTGATGTGCTTCCTCTTCTTCTGCTTGCATAATGCCTGTTAAATCGCTAGCAGTAGGAGAAGTTGTTGTGCCTCTTGAAGGAGGAGATTGAGGTGCCCATGATTTAGCTTTAGTATGACTCATACCGCTAAATGTACCTGATCCACCATACTTTGCTCCACCAAACATACTACCACCGCCAGTAGCCATAGATCCGCCACCGCCAGTAGTATTTGCTTCATTAAGTGCTTCTTCGACTATATTACTTTCTTTCTTCATTGATCTTTACAGGGGCGGGAATAGTTTGTACAACTCCATTAGCAAAAGTTCTTCCACAATTTGCACAAATCCAAGTACATTCAACTACTGTATCTCCTGTATATGCAGATGTTGATGAACTTTCACGTCCATAATATGGACCACTTCCACACAAATTACAATGCATTGGTCTATTTTCGATTTCCATAGTACACCTCTTTCAAATACTTATGCTTTAAACTAACGAATTAATGAGGTTAGCAATTCTATTCGATGCAAACGCATCATACCACTCACTAATATTACGAGATAAATTAAACAACTGATACCTTTCACAACTCTTTTGAAACTCTTTAATACAACATGTTTTATCCTTTTGTTCATCTAACTGTTTTTGATAACAAGGTACTTCTTCTGGATAATATTTATAACCTATATCCAAATCGAGAACCTTTAAGTTATTTTCAACTATTAATTTTTGTTCTTCAGTTGCACCACAATTATTCCAATTTTCAGCTAATTTCTTAGATTTTACTTTACCGTATCCTGCTAAACCTTCTATGTTATCCGAATTATCACCCATAATAGCTTTATATAGTTTAAAATGCTCTCTCTTTACTCCTATCTCTTGTTCAAAGTTATCTACAGTAATACGCTTCTTTGAATCAGGACGAAAGATAGAAGTATTTTCATTTACCAATTGACACATATCTCCATCAACAGAAACAATGATATTAGTACCTTGTAGCGTATGTGATAACCAACTAATAATATCATCACCCTCCATTACATTAGGAAAAATGCACTTACACCCTAAGCTCTTTAAAATGTCTATTATCTTTGGTTCTTGTTCATACATCTCATGTATATCAACAGGTTTTTCTCTTGTACCTTTATATTGGTCTTTTGTTAATTCATGCCTAAAATTCTTTGAAGGCCAAGTTAGTTTTTTATCCCAACAAACGTAGATATTATCGGGTTTTAGTGTTTTAACTATATTTTTGAAAGCGAGCAAGAATGTATATATGCATCCAGTATTCTCACCCTCTTCGTTCTGTCTTAGACCGGTCTTTTTTGATATCCAAAACATTCGGTGCTCAATATTGCTTCCATCTACTATCAGATTAACAGTATTATTTTCCATTCTTTTTTCCCCATACGAAATTAGCTCTACAGACATCATAAATATTTTGTGGAAGAATACTAACAAACCTCATTTGTTTTGTTTTTAAGAACTCTTTTACTTCTTTCTTTTCAAGGTAAAGGAATTCCATTGGAAATGGCATACATAGAAAAGCTAAGCTTTCAAAGATGTTTTCTTCTTTTATATATACGAGAAAGCACCCAGTTCTTTCACCGGATTCTATCACATACATACCCCTTTCTTTTAGTTTGTGTTCCCAGAACATTGATTTATCCTTACGCTACATATAATTAATTGAAAAAAAGCTTTTGCAAGGTAATAAATATTTAAAAGAGATATTCTCTTAAGAGCAATTTTTAAGGAGTTAAAATGAGACAAGAAAATGATCTAATATTCGAACGATATGTTAGTACAAGAATTAAAGTATTGAAAGAAGACGTGCCTGGTTCTCCAGCAGCTGAACTTGCAAGACTTCGCGCCTTGAAACAAGAAAAGGGTATGGAAGCCGCAAAAGCAGAAATGGAAAGAATGAAAACCGAGAACTATGAACTCTTTAAACAAGTAGCAGATTTAATTCTTGATGAAATAAAATCAGGTGTTACACATGAGCCAGAAAATCCAGGAGCTCAAACAGAGCCTGAAGTTTCTAAGATTCCTGAAGCACCTGAAGCACAAAAAGAACCAGAAGCACCTGTACAACATAGTACAGCAGAATATTTAAAGCATAGTACTCCTGAACCTACACAGCGCAGTACTGCAGAATATTTAAAGTAAATAACATATTGATTCTTTAGAAGACGCCTGTATATTATGTACAGGCGTTTTTTATTGGAGGAAATATGAAAAATTGCACTTTGCCTATTGTATCACAAACTTCTCAAATTTATGATGCTCCAAAATTTCTTGTATTCAAAAATTCTATATATAATACAGCTCATATCATGAGAATTCTATTAGAAGAGTCTACAAATCAAATACAAATTACAATGAGAGATGATGAAGTATATTGGGAAAAGATAAATGATATAAGCGAGTTATGGGAAAAATTACAAAAAGTATTTACATATGGGGTAACCACAAATGATAACACCAAGTAACTTACCAATATTATATAAGCGCACTGAGACGGGTGCTGTTCAACAGTGGCAAATAAAGACACAAGGAAATTCTTTCTATACAATAGAAGGACAAGTAGATGGTAAGCTTACTACTTCAAGACCTACACTATGTGAAAGCAAGAACGAAGATAAATCAAATTCGACAACATCGGAAGAACAAGCAATACAAGAAGCGTATCGTAAATGGAAAAAGAAACAAGAGAATGGTTATAACCCTGATATAGAAAAAATTGATAGTACACCTTCTTTTTACAAACCAATGCTCGCTTTCAAATTTGCAGAGTATAAAGAAGATATTAAGTATCCAGTTTTTGTCCAAAGAAAGAGTGACGGCGCGCGATGTATAATGACCCGCTTAGGTGCATGGACAAGGAACGGAAAAGAATGGGTAACGGTTCCTCATATAAGAGAAGCATTAAAATCTTACTTTCAAAAGTTTCCCAATGCTATACTAGATGGTGAACTCTATACTCATAAACTTCGAAACGATTTTAACAAGATGATGAGTCTTGTAAAAAAGACTAAACCATCTCTTCAAGACCTTTTTGATGCAGAAGAAATGGTTGAATACCACATTTACGACGCTCCAGTAATAAATGGATTAACAGAGAAAGCCCCCTTTTTTGATAGATATCAGAATTTAGCGGTTCATCTCAGTGATGTAAAATATATTCATATAGTTGATACTTATATAGTAAACAACGAAGAAGAAATGACTGAATATTATAACAAGTTTCTTGATGAAGGGTATGAAGGTCTTATGATAAGAATGAATGCACCTTATCAGAATAAAAGAACTAAATATCTATTAAAAGTAAAGCCAGAAGAAGATGAAGAGTTTACTATAATAGGTATTCGCCATGGAAAAGGAAACAAATCTAACATGGCTGCTCATGCTGATTTCCTTACAAAAAACGGCAAACCGTTTACAGCTAACATTAAAGGAACCCATGAATACCTTAAAGAACTCTTACAGAAACGCGAAGAAGTAGTTGGTCTAAAAGCTACTGTAAAGTTTCAGAACTATACTCCTACAGGCATACCCAGATTTCCTTACATGATAGCAGTAAGAAATTTCGAGTAAAAGAATAAATATTTTGTGGATTATTTCTGAGAAGATAATAATATATATGTGATGTATGATGCAGGAAGGAAATACATCATTGTTCTTTGAATAAAATAAGT